AAAGCCGACCTTAACAGAGTTTAAGAATTGGTTAACCACAGAGTTACTTGAAGTTAAAGAGTTTAATCACGAGTTCATTGTTAACAATAATAAAGCCGTTTATGATGATGTAGATGACTCAAAGATATTGTTTAACGAGACCTCAACTATTCAGGGTAGTTTTATCCTTAAAAATTCAAAGAGAATTTTCAAGGGAATGATATTTAACACAAACGGAGTAGTTGAAGTCATTGAATTCAAATTTGAGGATGACGGAGCAGGTAGTGGTCTGATAACTGACTTTGATATAACTCCTATCGAAGGAGGCTCAAGTAATGTTATCAAGATAGATAACCAAACGCTTGTATTTACAGATAAGGTTGCGAGTGTTTTAGATAACCGCATAACCTCTAATTCGGGGGTATGCATTTTCTTCAAAGATAGTTCTCTGAACGAAGCGAGTAAGTGTAAGATCTCAGCAGTTTCAAAAGCTAATGAGGTGGAATTTACAGCCAAAGTTCAGCCAACTATAGATATTGTTTGTGATATTGTAATCTTCAATTAAGTAAAGGAGGTAAAAAGATGAAAGGTATTACAAATATAGTTCCTGAGTCTCTCGAGCAGATACAGGAATTGCACATTCAGCTGGACGGAACACCCGTTACAGACAGTGGTGTAGTTAAGGCAGTCTTTGATCTGTTTGAGGCAGATGACAAGCTTGAAGTAGTAAACCTACTTGTAGATGCAGACGCAGTTACTACGGGTAGTGTACTCGCAGGAGCAGATCTGCTTGTTCAGAGACCTGTAGGTTTTGCAAGTCCTTACACAACAGGAAAGAGTTATGGTGCTGGTATCGTAACTGACGCAACAACATTACAGTCCTCAGAGCAGAATGTGGTTCTGCAAAAGATCGATTCAGCAGGCACACCGATGTATATTGCACAGCCAATAACTTACAGCCCGTTCTTCAGTAAGACCATTAGTTCTTCATCCACGGCTACGACAGTTAAGGGCGCACTTGCCGAGGTACTGACAGGTATCCAGAATCCTCAGTTGGTTAAGATCACGTCTTATAATAAGGCAGGTCTTACATTTGATAATTCGGATGTAGTAACTAGCTCAGGTAAGGACATTTTTATCGGGGTAGTAACAAAGTCCCCTTACACACAGCCCACAATGTCTGATGCACCTATCTTTATAGGAAAGTATATCCGTCAGGAAGATGCAGCAGGCGGAGATACAGGCAATGTCAAGATATATGAGTTCGAGTCGATGTACAACAACCCTACAGGCTCCGCAATCCCGAGTTATGCAAATATCACCGAGATCGGCGCATCTAGGACGATAGTAGACACGATAGTAGTCGATGAGGCTATGACTCATGATGCATTCGGTCAAACACTTCTTTTCCCTCTCAGAGCTAACGAAGATCTCGAAGAGTTATTCGTTCGTAACGAACATACAGGTGCAATCGTTCTTAATAGCAGCAGCGCATCGGGGGCAGAAACAGGGGTATTCACAATACCTTCTAAGGCAACCGCAAGAATCACCAAAGGCATTGCTCCTGACACTAATCACTTCTACCTTGATGTAGAGGTATTTGGTGATCCAACAGATGCTGATCAGACAAGAAAGTTCGCTAAGTTTGTTATAACTGGTGGAGCTACTGTCACTGATTTCTCAGTATCTGATATCGCCGAGATCCATATCGGAGAGCTTCCGAGAGTTTTCACTCTTAAGGATCAGACGATCGCCTTTACAGATAAGGCAGCAACAATCTCTGATGCCAGAGTAACCGCTGATTCCCTCGTAGAAGTATTCTACAATAGCACATCGATAGACGTTGCGACAGCAGCGGGTATCAGCGTAGAGAGCGCAGCAGGAGCCATTAACTTTACCTCAGTTAATGATCCGACCGCCAGCGTAACGGCAACCATCAAGGTTACAAACCCGAGGTAATGATTATTAAGAGAAGTCCAGCCTTTGGTTAGCCCAGAGGCTGGATATTTCTCTGATATAATATTTTTTATTATAAGTCATATAGTATTGTTAAATAAAACCTTTGAATTTGAATATAATGACTCAGATGAGTCTTGAGATAGAGTATAAAGAAATGGAGGTTCCAAAATGAGGGGTATCCAAAATATAGAAAAGTTAATAGAATCAGGAGAATTAGAGGTATTGTGGGAGAACCCAAACCCTACTTCGGCATTTGCACCGCAAGCAATAGTAGTGCCAAATGCTGATAAGTATGATTTATTATTTTGGGTATTCAGAACAGATATCACAAATCAGGGTATATGGTTAGATACAGAGGTTGCAGAGCCAAACTCGTTTGTATATCCTAATGCGGTATTTCCATCTGGAAATAACACATATTCATATGCAAGACCCATTCGTTTAATAGCAAATAATCAATATAGAGTTGACTCTGGATATAAAGATGCTACTACAAATAATGATATTATGGTACCTTTAAAGGTATGTGGTATACGTATCGGAGGATTAAGTGCACAAGGTTGGCACCTTGAGGGTATAGTTTTCGGACCAGGTGAATATAACACTTTAGCAAAGCAGTTATATGATAAGGTGAGTTGGTCTCTCGACAAAGATTACAAGCTTGTAGATTGCGATTTCAACGCTACCACAGTGATAGGAACTGTGGGTAGAGTTATGCTTGGAAATTATCAGCAAACTGACTTTATATGTCAAGGTGCTGCACTGGATGACAGGATGCAACAGTATTATTTTTCACTAAGCACTGATGTCGACAAATGTCGTTTAAGATTATATACTTTTGTACCTGATACTACTAAACCTGTAGGTCAGACTAATTATGATACATATAATTATGCATCAGGCAGAGCTTTAATGATATACTCAAGAGATTTTGCGGGTAGTGCCGATCCAGCCGTTACGATTACAGATGATATCGAAGCAGGTAATATGTACCCTGTGACGAGTAATGCAGTTGCAGAGTTTAAGAGTTTATTTACTCCAAAATATACTGGCAGCACAGAAAAATGGGGTTCAACTGTGCATCTCGATATAAACTATACTGTTACAGATTCTACATTTAAGTTAATAACGGGTTTCTCTATAGCAGGAGGAAATGGTGTAGTTGCTATAGCATCTGCAAGATTTATAGATGACACTACTATAAACCTAAGGTTAGTAAGGACAGCAACTATATCGCAAGATGTTTTTGTTGCAGTATATTACATTTAAAGTCATCACTTACGTCAATTTAGGATATAAGTTATTTAGACACTATAGATATACAGTGAATATATCAAGTTGATACAAGTATTATTGAATTTGTTCAAACCCAAATTTGTTGGGGTAGTTGGAGGCAAAAAATGAAAGGTGTTTCAAACGCTAATGAAATACGTCTATATAAACCTTATTTTACGACTCTTGGGTTACCTTTAGAGTTACAAAGAGCAGATAAGGTATTAACAGTAAATTTATCTGGAACATTATCAAATAGTGTAACTGCTGATCAGTCTATCTTTGAAATGAATGTTGGTGATGTAGTAGATAATACTTATATTGACAACGATTTTATTGGAGGAAGATATTCAGGGTCAGATACAGGAATAATTGTAATTCATGTAGGAATATCTGATGGGGTATTAACTCTGACTACAAAGACCGCTATACCAAGTGGATCTACTATAGCCTTTCAAGCAGTTGTAATAATATAACACCGTAATAAGCCTATAAGGTGGTAGGCATACTCTAAGGAGGTATTATTATGTACAGTCAGACTTTAACGAAGAAAAAAGAGTTGTTTTGTGAATATGTAGCAAGACAAGGTTATGACCCAGATGAAGCAGCATTTGCAGCAGGATATCGTGGTGGGCGAGATAAAGAGAAGAGAAATTGCTACCATAATATGATGGCTAATAGACTCCTCGCAATGCCTGATATTATAATGCGTATTAACGAGATAAAAGATGAGATACTCGCCGAGGATAAGCATTATCAGGCTGATATGGTTAACCGCCTCAAAAGGGTAGTCGCTTTTAATCCGTTAAAGTATTACGAATCTCACAACAGAGTTACAAAGGACGAGTCGATAAAGACAGAGATATACTTAAAGACTCAGGTTCAGGATTGGGCACCAGAGGATGGTGCTTTAGTCGCAGGCTTTGATAAGAACGGGATGCCGAGGTTTATTGATAAACAGTGGGCAATCGATAAGTTATTAAAGATATATTCACTTGACGGAAGTCGTGATGTAGATGTTGAAGACCTTATGAATCTTTTCTATAAGGTCGGATTACCTTTCAATCAGCCGGGTAGTAATAATTACAGTATAAAGTATGCTGAATTAGACGAGGATGATGATATTGAGGCACTTGAAAAAGAAATTGATGACTCTCTTGAAGAAGATGAAAAAGAACTTGAAGTAGAGGATAGCCAATTGATAATCTTACAAGAAGCACTTAAGAAATGTGGTGGAGATGTAAGAAATCTTAACCTTGATATTATACCTGATATTGATAATATAATAAAGGAAGCAAAAAAGCGTAGGGATAAAGAAGGAGCAGCTTAATGAGTAAGTCCAATGAGATGGTCGTTAAGCCCTTCAGTAGTAAGTATATTGAATATTATAAGCGTTGTTTTTCACACCAGATAAATTGTCTTGAAGGTGCTTATCGTGCAGGAAAGTCAGTTATCAATATATTTAGTTTTACAAATTATCTTGAGACTTGTGCAGATAAAGTCCATTTGGTTACGGGAGCCTCGATAGCGACAGCAAGATTGAATGTGGCGGACTGTAATGGGTTGGGTCTTAAATACTTATTCAGGGGTAGATATCGCACAGGCGAGTATGAAGGCAATGAGTGTATGAAGATCCAAACGAAGACTGGCGAGAAAATTGTAATCTTCGTTGGTGGAAGTCAATCTGACTCTTATAAGAAAATACAAGGTTTAAGTTTTGGAAGTTGGTTAAGTGTAGAGTTAGCCAATCTGTATATATCAGATGATGAAAAGTGCTTTATAGATATGGCTCTCTCCCGACTCACACAATCTCAAGACCTTAAAGTTTGGTGGGACTTAAACCCAGTTTATCCTACACATAAAGTATATACAAAATACCTTGATAAATACGAAGAGCAGCAAGAGGCAGGTTTATTCTTCGGTGGATATAACTTTATGAAGTGCAGTTTGTTTGATAACAAGGCACTAACTGAAGCACAAATAAAGAGTTTTACATCTAAATATCCAGATGAAACCTCGATGGAATATCAGAGGTATATATTAGGAAACAGAGCGTGTGCCGAGGGCTTGATATTTAGTTTATTCGCAAAAGATAAATCAATTTGGGTAGTAAATGATTTTGACGAGTATGTAAAGTTGAACTCCACCCAATTTATATCCATTGGGGTAGACTTCGGAGGCAACGGCTCAAATACAGTTTTTGTTGCAACACTTTTCTCCAATAATTATAAAGATGTTTTAGTTTATAAAGATTATAAACTTATAATGGACGGAGGAGAGAAAGACGTAGAGGATTTCCATAAAGCTTGTAAAGAGTTTGTCGAATTGATATTGAATTCAACCTCGATACCTTTGAGGTATATATGGGGAGATAGTGCAGATCCCGTTATGATAAACGAGATAAGAAGTGTTATGAAAGAGTTATCAAAAGTGGGTATCATCAGAGTCCTCAACTGTAAAAAGTGGACTATTAAAGAGCGTATAGATACAAAGAAGATGATGATAGCCAGAGGACATTGGAAAGTCTATAAAGATTGCACCAATGTTATAGATTCAACGGCTACTCAGGTATGGAACAGTAAAGAAGGACACGAAGATGAACGACTTGATGATGGAACTTGCGATATAGATACAGCAGATGCTGAAGAATATAGTTGGAGTGGTTTTATGGAGAAGTTAATAAAATATTGTGAGTAGGAGGTCAACAAATGGACTACGGCACTTTATTAAAGATGATAAGAAACGAGTTTCCGAGTGTATATGCAAATGCAGCTTACTACAACGAGATATCAATATGGTTGGACTGGTATAAGGGGTATGTACCATCAATCCATGTGCAGAAGATAAGTAACGGATTAAATATACAGGAAAGAAAGATTTATCGTCTTAAGATGGCAAAGAGAATTGCCGAAGATTGGGCATCAAGTTTACTTAATGAAGGTGTTAAGTTTGTAGTTAGCTCTGATGATAAGTCGGGTATTTTCTTATACGGGTCTAAAGGAAACCGAGGAGTTTTGGGTAGTAATAACTTCGAGACGATTTTATCTAATATAATAGAACAGACTTTTGCACTAGGTACAGGAGCACTCGTACTTAATATATCAAACATAAGTGTGAGTGCTGATGGTACAGTTGTAGATGGAAGTAATGGTAAGATAGAAATACAATCTTACAATAGCACTCGCATCGTTCCGATAAGAAGTAGAAATGGTATAGTTACTGAATGTGCTTTTGTATCTGAATACAAGGTAGATAATAGAACTTTTTACTTAGTTTCCTCACACATTTTGAGTTTGAGCGGAGAATACCTAATAAAAAATCAGGCATACGATTCAACTTATAAAATTACGAGTTTACCTGAAGGAATTTTACCTTTAATCAATACACGGAGTAAACTTCCACTTTTTTGTATATTCAAAACTAATATCGCAAATAATATAGATTTAGACAGTCCTTTAGGTATGAGTGTATACTCTGAGGCACTTGATAATCTTGCCTGCTGCGATATAGTTTATGATAGTTGTGTGCGAGAGGTTATTACAGGACAGAGAATCGTTATGATGAACAAGATGCTCTTAACTGTAGATAATGAGGGTAAGCCTATAGCACCGCAGGATGTTAAGCAAACATACATGCAGTTTTTCGGAGATGACGCTACCTCAGATATAAATGAATATATCAAGGAGTTTCACCCATCACTAAATACAGATGCTCTTGACAAGGAGTTACAGAACCAACTTAATATGTTGTCTGATAAGGTTGGACTCGGCACGGGGTATTACAAATTCGATGGTTCAACAGTTAAGACCGCAACAGAATATATTGGAGAGCATAATGATTTCCAGCGTAATATAAAGAAGATGACTCTTCAGCTAACAGAATCCTTACAGAAGTTAGCAACTGGTATATTATTTATCGGAAAGAATTTACTCGGACAAAATGTAAATGATAACGCTAAAGTAGAAGTTTCAACAACAGACGGCTTTGTAGACAGTGATAATACACAGCGTGAACAGGATAGAAAAGACGTAGAAATGGGTATTATGTCTAAGGCAGAATACAGAGCTAAGTGGTATGGTGAGACACTTGAAACAGCAGAAGCAGTTGTGTCTAATATTGCAAAGGTAAATCAAGATACCCAGATATTAGATAATAATTTATAATACGTACTTGACATTTTTTACTAAATGTGCTACTATATAAATAAGCCGAGAGGCGTTAAATCGTGGAGGTATTAAGATGAATGAAGTTGGAAATGTAGTAACTAATGTTAATGGTCAGCAAAACGGAGGAGAGCAGCAGGTAGTAACCCAAGTGGCTCAACAGCCCGTTGTTCAGACCCAAGTTCAGCAACCTCAGAGTAGCCAAGCGTTATTCACACAGGATCAGTTGAACAGTATCATTTCGGGTAGAATCAATCCGTTGAATCAGAAGATATCTGAACTGAGTAATCAGTTAGCCGATCAGCAGAAGTTATCCGCAACCTACCTTACCGAGTTGAATGGTTACAAGAACCGAGAGGCAGCAGTTGCAGCAGGAGTTCCTCAGCAGTTTGTTGATTATGCGGTCTTTGAAGCCCAGAAACTTGCGGTTAACGGTAAAAGTATGGAAGATGCAATAAAGGAGTTTGCATCTGCTAATGCTACTTTATTCGGAAATCCTCAGCAAGGTGTTCAAGGTAATGCATCCACAACTCCTAATGGACAGCAACCTACAGGGGTATCTGCTACTCCTACACAGACCACCCAGCAACAGCAGAGTATTCCGAATCAGGCACAGGCACAGGTAACACAACCTCAGGCAGGACAGCCTCAGGAAAGTGTACAAGCACAGCCAGCACAGTTTGGTTCGACAACAATTCAGGGAGGCGGAAACCCAGCTAATACAGCAGGGGTAGATGCCGAAGTAGATGCTTTCTTAAAGTCGAGAGGCTTAAAGAAGTAGTTTTAGAAAGGAGTTAGTTATGGCACTTATAATTGGTGGCAACGCAACAGTTGCAACAGGAATGAGCCCTATCGTTGAGGCAGGTCTGTACGCAGATCCCATCTTTATTGATGGTGTGTCTTTCTCTTCCAGATACAATATCGGCTCTGCAGGTCAGATTCAGGTAGTTAAGTATCAGGGCGGACGTGGAGTAGCTCCAGGAACCCCAGGTGCTAATTTCACCGACAGAGAGTATGAGAATACTGTTCTTGATATCAACATCAACAACAGTTTCAAGGATTCCGCAAAGGTTCCGAATTACTTTGAGGCTACAATGCCCGTTAATCTTAAGATGGACAAGACCCTCGAAGTTACTACAAAGGTTGGAACAGGTCGTCAGGAATCCGCTCTTGCAGCTCTCGTAGATGGTGCAACAGCATTCGCTGATACCACGGGTATTACTGCTTCAAACGTAAAGCAGGCAGTAATCGAGATGAGAGGTGCACTTCGTAAGAAGCATGCAAAGCCCAATGTTGTTATCGCATCTGTTGATGTGTATGCAGCAGCACTTGAGGCAGCAGGCAAGGATTTCACTCCTATGTATAACGATGATGTTGCTCGTCAGGGCAAGATCGGTCTGTGGCTTGGAATGCTCTGGATCGAAGCTGATCTGCTTGATGGTGTAACCAATGATTACAAGTATCTGCTTGCAGATGGAACAGCTAAGACTGTTGATACTTCTGATGTTGACCTCATCGTGTATGATGGTGCAGCATACAGCATCATCGACAGGCTTGATCTTCTGAGAATCAAAGAGTCCGAGATGTTCGCAGGCTCAAAGGTTCAGGAAGAGGTTTGCACAGGATTTAAGGTTACTAACGCAGATTGCGTACTGGTTAAGAGAAACGCTTAAGGCTTTCTTCTTCCTTATATAGGGGTAGTCCTCAGAGGCTACCCCACCTATTTTAAGGAGAGTGTGTATGATTACAGTAGATTACAATTATTATAAGAATACATACGGGGGTAGCCTTGACGAGAATACCTTTAACAAGTTTATCCAGCAGTCATATATGACAATCGACAGTTTTTGTTTCGGAAGATACGAAAACTCAAAAGAGTCGGATTATTCAGAGTTTCAGTTGAGTAAAATCAAATATTGCGTATGTGCAATAACCGATAAGTTGAACGGTCTGACAGGAGCAGATGGTCAGTTGGCAGTTGGTGTAACCGAATCCGAGACGGTCGGACCTTGGAGTAAGACATATTCCACGAAGTCCTTACCAAGTTCAGTTACAGCGAGTTTGCGTGAGACAATTATGTTATATCTGAGTTCCACTCAGCTAGTGGTAGCGTGGTGTTAAAATCGGAAGATAAAATTTTGGAGGAAAAGTTATTATGTTGTTTCCACACAAAGTAACAATTTTCAACAGTTTATCCGAAGAGGACGAGGAATATAACCGAGCAGTTTTGCAACCTGCCTTATTTATTCTGGATGAGAACACTGGACGCAATAAGTTAGGTCTTACGAATGCCGATACAGTTACAGTATATATTCCGAGTTCAGCAGTTGATTTGTTAGGTAAGCAGTATGTCGAGCCTGCAGTATATAATCAGATGCCTGATAAATCAGGGGTATATACATTTCGTAAAGGCGATCTTGTCGCTTTAGGTGATATAGATCTCGGTTCTAAGACTATTAATGAGTTCAAAAATACTGAAGAGAATCTTTATGAAATAACTGGAAGAACTGATTACAGATTTGGTGGTCTACCAAATATTGTTTTATCAGCGAAGTGAGGAAGTTATGGCATATAGTATTAGTATATTTCTTGATAATTTAACAAGCGATATAACTCGTAAAGTAAAGGCGAACGAGACGAAGGCGAAACAGAAAGTCCTCGAACAGATAGTAAAGGATACAGATGAATTTGTACCTTATAAGACAGGAACTCTCGCAAAGAATGTAACAGTAAGCCCAGAGAAGAGTAGTATTACTTATGAAGAGGAATATGCAAGTTTTGCATTTGACCCTATTGCACCGAGTGGAGTTCCAAAGCAATATACAAAAGACACCCATCCAAACGCACAAGGTTATCCGTTTGAAGCGGCAGCAGACCAACACGGAATGGAGTGGGCAAGGTTATTTAGAGAGGAGTTAATGAATGGCATTGAATCTTAATGCAGGTCAGACGAGAGTATTACAGGGTATTAAGGATTTGCTGAATAATAATGCAACTTCCTTAAAAATACCGACAGTAATGTTTGACGAGTTATCAACTCAAAAAGATAGCATTTGTATAACGACAGCACCAGAGAGCCAGCTCTCTGAGAGAGTTGCTGACGTAACAGGAACAGCCTTTAGAGGTGAGATACACGTAAGTTTAACTTACAGAGTAATGTTTGATAAGTCGGGTAACAACGACTTAAAGTATATCGACTTACTCGATGGGGTATACCAATTCCTCTACAATTCTTATGATACTATTGGAGATGAAACATTCTTCATAGGAGATATACGGCAAGAGCGAGGAGCCTTGCTCGATACGGTATATCAAGGCGGAGTCAAGGACTTCAATTTGTTATTTGTTGTGTATTATGAAAGGAGTGTATAGTTATGGGATTAGTAGAAATACGTAAGTCCAGTGTTGGTTCTGAGCAGTCGAGATATTTTCTTAACTGTGCACAGGACGCAGTAGTTGACATGGGAGCAGGCACAATCACCAGCGGAACTTTCAACATGATGTTCTTGATGGCAGAGAACAACAACGTTGAGGCAGGTGCTTCTCTCGAGACAGTTGCCGATGTAACACAGAAGGTACAGCCCTCTGAGCCTCAGTATGAGGGTGTTACAATTCCTTACAGCGGTCTTTTCCTTAAGGAAGATCCTGTTTGTCAGGCACTTGAGACCCTTTATCGTACAAAGCCTGTAGGTGAGGCATCTCACTTCTACATGATTGAGGAAGATAAGTGGGCAGGTACCAGCGGTAAGTTCTGGATTACTGACGTAGCTATCGTAGTTACAGGCATCACCAATGAGGCAGGTAACAAGAGACGTATCGAGGCTACAATCGGTCTGGCAGCTGATTGGAAAGACGTTGCAACTACTCTCTCAGTAGACGAGAACGAGGGCACAATCACAATCTCTTAATCAAAGAGATCTCAAGGGGTAGTCATAAAGGCTACCCCTTATATTAAAGGAGGAAGTGTAATGTTTCAATATATAGCAACTATAGATGGTAAGTTTATGATATTAGATACCAATGATGGGGTATCAGAGACAGTTGATCTCGATTTTGTAAAGGATGTTTTAAGAAAAGGTTGGTATATTGACAGATTACACTTAAGAGAAGATGGAGAAGTAGAAGATTGCAACGGTTATATCTTAGGTCGTAAATACGGAGATGATGACTCTTTTAACGAAAGATCGGGAAACCGTAATTTAGCTAGAGCTAAAAGAGTAAAGAATGATGAGTTTTATACTCAGTTGTGTGATATCGAAAAAGAGCTATCACATTACCCTAAAGAGTGTTTCAAGGATAAAGTAGTTTATTTACCTTGTGACAGAGCGATCGCAAATAGTAAAATTCCTGTAAGTAATTTTGTAGTTTATTTTAAAGAGCACTTTGAGGAGTTAGGTATTAAGAAGTTGATAGTGAGTTGGCTTGAAGATGATCCATCAAAGAACAATTGTGTAATATTTGAGAGAGACTAATCTTTAAGGGGTAGTTATTATGAAGATAACCGAGACCAGAATAAATGGAGATTTCAGAAGTGAGGAATGTACCAACTTACTTAAAGAGTCCGACATAGTAGTAACCAATCCACCCTTTTCTCTCTTCAGATGCTTCTTTAAGTGGTTGATAGATAACAAAAAGGATTTCATAATTGTTGGAAATCAAAATGCGATAACATATAAAGATGTATTTCCTTACCTTAAAGAGGATAAAGTAAGTTTGGGTAGTCAAACAGGATGTAAGAAAGTGGAGTTTATAGATGCTATTAATGAAGATATACTTAAACCTTTTGGAAATATATGTTGGTATACAACAGTAGACCTTCAAAAGCACCACGAACCCTTACTTTTAACCGAGAGATACTCTCCTGAGAAGTATCCAAAATATGATAACTATGATGCCATTGAAGTATCCAAAGTAAATGAGATACCTTGTGATTACTATGGAGTTATGGGAGTGCCAATCACATATATGTATAAGCATAACCCAGAGCAGTTTGAAATAGTAGATATAATATATCCAGTATTAAATGACAGAAACTTATATATAAGAATACTTATTCGCAGGAGAAAGTAAATGAAAGTAACAGAGACAAGAATAGATGGAGATTTCAGAAGTGAGGATTGTAAAAAACTATTATCTGAGTCAGATATAGTAGTAACAAATCCACCATGGAGTTTATTCAGAGTTTTCTTCAACTTGTTATTATCAAGTGAAAAAGATTTCCTTATTATGGGAAATCGTGCAGCTGTAAGTAATAAAGATATATTTACTGCTATTAAAGATGGAAAAGTCCGTTCAGGATATAAAAGGTGGGATCGATCTGGAGGGTGTTGGTTTAGAGTTCCAGAAACCTATCAGAGCACATGTGTAAAATATGAAGATGGAATAAAATTTGCACAAGTGGGCTATCTATGGTATACGACTTTACCTGTTAATAAATATCAAAATGAACTTAAGTTGACTGAACTTTACTCTCCAGATCGATATCCAGAGTTTGATAATTACGATATTATATCAGTTGATTATGTAAAAGAGATACCTATCAATTATAAAGGAGTAATGGGTGTGCCTATTTCAATTTTATCTTATAATATACAAGATAGATTTGAAATAATCGATACACTTGATCCCATTTTAAATGGTGTGCACAAATATGCAAGAATAGCAATAAAAGCAAGGTAAGTTAAGGAGGTATTAAAATGGCAAACAATACTATCAAAGACCTTTCGATGGTCACTAAGATTCAGATCGAAGGCACTGATAAATTTATCAATGTCGATTTCACAGACAAGAGATTCATCAACAGACTTCTCAAGTTAGTCAAGAAATATCAGAATATTGAGAACGAGATACAAGAGAGAATAAAAGATCTTGATAGTATCGAAGATGAACTAGATAAGCTTATTGCTTATTCTGATATGGAAACAGAGATACTTGAGGGTTTCAAAGATGATATAAACAAGACCTTTAATGCAGATATCACCACAATGTTATTTGGTGACTGCATACCAGATATAGAAAGATATTTCCCTTTATTCGAAAGTATTATGCCTTATGTAGCAGCAGCCAAACAGCAGGAGATGAAGTTGGTAGACGAGGTATCAAAGAAGTATGGTATTGGACGCCTTGCAAATAATAATGTGATACCTCTCCAGCCTAATAATGAAGAGACAAAGGCTACAGATACAAGTGATTTCGAGTAAGGTGATTTAAAATGTTAAATGTGTTAGTAGATGGATTTCCTAAGGAATATAAGGGGTATCCTATAAATACAGATTTTCGATTTGGAATTCTGATAACACTTTTACAAGAGGATGATTCTATTGACGAAGATTTAAAGCTAATACAAGCTTTGAATCTACTGTATAAGGATAAAGTTCCACAAGACCTTGAACTTGCTATTCAAGGTCTAATGTGGTTTTTATCATGTGGAAAGTCGGAATTATACTTTGAAGAAGATGAAGATGAAGAAGCATCAACAGATAGAGCAATAGACTTCAATATAGACCACCTAGATATATGGGCAGCGTTCTTTAAATTGGGTATAGATTTAGAGACAGCAAGTTTACATTGGTTTAAGTTCCTATCAATTTTGGGTAGTCTTTCTGATTGTGCTTTATCACAGAAGATGGAATTTCGTACAACTGACTTAACAAAGCTAAAAGGAGATACACGATCCTATTACGCTAAGTTAAAGAATAAATACAAAGTTCGTAAGATTATCACAAAAGAAGAGCATGACCAGATGATAAAGACTATGGAAGAACAATACGGCTCTTACTATATGAAGTTACGAGCATTGAACAAAAAGGATTAGTTATTCAAAATAAATATATTTTGAATTTTGAAAGTTAGTTTATTGTAGTTAAAGTTCTTTACTAGTTTCGTTAGTTACACTTTAGTTTTATTATGGAGGATTTCTCATGGCTAAAGTAACACAAGAGATTGATTTAAAGTTTAACGAGCAGAGCCTTAAAGAAAGTTTAGGGTCTGTTTCAGAGAGTGCAAAAGAAGCTGATAATTCAATAAATAATTTACAGAAAGATTTAGATAAATTATCAAAGTCCTCTGTAAAAGGAAACTCTGAAGAAGTCAAGAGTAGAATGAAACTTATTGACGAGGAGATATCTAAAACATTTAAGTTGACTCAGCAATGGGATGAAGTAAAGAAACATTATCAGGAAGCCATGAAAAATGGTGATACAGAGCAGTTAAGACAGGTTGCACAGGAATTTGCAAACGTAAAGCAATCAGGGGTAGAAGCCTATCAAGCTATTGCAAATGCAAAGGCAGCAGGTATAGATGTGAGCGGTAGTGTTGCATCATTACAGACTGTGTCTAAAGAGTTTAAGGCTATGTCAAGTAGTCTTACAGGAAAAATCAAGAGTAATATAGTTGGAAATATAACTCCAGCTATTCAGCAGATAAGTAGTTTAGTTAGAAAGAGTATAACAAATACTCTTTCATTTGCACGTAGTTCTGTATCAAAGTATTTTGGATTATTAAGAGGCGGATTTAGTAGTCTATTCTCTTTTATTAAGAAGCAGTTTAGCGGAATAAGTAATTTGGGTAGTGGTGCTTTCGGATCTATGGGAGGTCTTTTCAGACAACTCAGAGGTCTTATTGGTGTAGCAGGACTCGGTTACTTAACTAAAGAGATGATGACTTTAGCATCCACCGCAGTGAATATGGAAGGGACTCTCGATAATGTTTTCGAAGAGTCTAAAGATGATATTCGTGATTGGTCGGACGAGTTTGCTCACAGATTCAGTTTAACTGTTGAGCAAGCTCGTTCTTTTGCTACTGAGTTTGGAACTTCCTTAGCTAATTTAGGTATAAGTGGTTCAGCTCAATCTGAAATGTCAAAGAACCTGACAGCTTTATCAGGAGATATAGCAAGTTTCTACGGAAAGAGCTTAGATGAATCAAGTAAGATATTACAGCAGGCTATAGTCGGAAATACACGAGGATTAAAGCAGTTGGGTATCGTAATGAACGAGACGACACTCAACGAGTATGCAATGGCGAGAGGTTATTCAGAGACATATTCTCAAATGAATAATACTAATAAAGCTATTGTAAGATATAATTATTTATTAAGTCAGACAACAAAGATGCAGGGAAGTGCATCAGTAAGTATAAATAGTTGGACTACTCAAATAAGGATGTTAAAGGCAAACTTACAATCTCTGGGTAGTCTAATGGGTGGAGCACTTATAAAGTTACTATATCCCGTAGTAACAGTTTTGAATACAATAACAGCGAGTGCAGTAAACGCCTTTAATGCACTTGCAAAGTTACTAGGATTCCAGCCAATACAGCTAGCGGAGAATTTGGGTAGTGCAGCAGATATAGGAGATGTATCGGATGCACTTGAAGATGAAGCAGATGCATACGATGATGTAAGTAAGTCGGCAAAGAAAGCACAAGATAATATTCAAGGTTTTGATAAGCTGAATAATATGCAGTCTGAGACAGCTCCCAGCGCAGTAACACAGAATGCGGGTAGTGCAGGAGCAGGACTCCTTGATTTTGACTCTTACTACGACAGTGTTGCAGAAGTCGGAGATGCAAATCAAAAGTTAAAAGAATATCTTGATGAGTTATGGAAACTTTTATCTGAGCATGATTATTACGGGGCAGGAAAGCATATCGCAGACGGAATAAATTATCTCGTTGATGAGGCATATAAAGCCTTATCAGATCCAAAAGCATATCAAGCAATAGATACTTTTTCAGACGGAATAACTGATTTTTATAACGGATTATTAAATATAGATATGGTTAAAGCAGGTCAAATGTTAGGGGCAGGCTTTAATCTGATTACTTATGCAATAAATACTTTATACGAAGATGCAGTAAGTAAAGATTTACTTAAGCAGACAGGTGCTAAAATAGCTGATTTCTTTATCGGTCTTGATAAAGAAGTTGATTTCACTGCGGCAGGACAAGCCTTTGCAACAGGATTTAGAGTAATGATGGACGTTGCCAGAGGCTTCTTCGACCAAGCTGAAGCTAATGATTTAGCAAATAAGATTGGGCAGGATGTAAAGCAATTCTTCCTCGGTGCAATAGAAAGAGCCTTTGGACAAGAAGGAGCAGAAGAAATTGGAGAGAATATAGCCTCACTACTCAATTTTGCTTTTGACTTTACTGTAGGTTTGCTCGGAGATGGAGAATTAGCAACAAAACTAGGAGATAGTATTGTAACAATAATAAATACTGCTATTGAGGATATAGATGAAGATAAATTAACTGAAGCAGCATCATCTTTATTAAATACTATCGGAATATTATTTGGTAAGTTAGATGAAATAGATGCTGAAGGTTTAAGTGATACTATATCAGGAGCAATAAACGGGGTAGCGAAGAATGGCTCTTTATCTAAGGCAGTTAGTGGTATTACAAAGGCATTCTTAAAAATAGTAGAAGTTATAGGTTCAACAATAAAGAAAATAGATTGGTTTGAAGTTGGTGATTCAATACTTGAAGGTATATCAGATGCATTAAAGGAAAATGAAGATGGTGGTAAATATTTTGCAGAAGCATTAGGTATTGTATTTGGATTAACAGTTACAGCAGAGGCATTTAAGATTGGTTGTAATGTATTAGGTACAAAGATAATAGAGGGTATTGTAGGTAATATTGCAGTTCCAGCAGCAGGAACAACACTTGCGTCTGGGTTAAGTGGTGCACTTACAGGAGCAGCAGGAACAGCGGGATTAATAACAGCAGGAGTAGTCCTTGGAGGAGCATTTATCTCGGGATTAAACTCTACTATTCGTAATAAGAAAAACGAAATAAACTTTAAGAGTTTGATTCAAGAAGATGATTTTACATTGCTATTTAATACATCTAGTCTTGATGAGTATCAATCAAAGCTTGCAGATTTACAAACTAGTTATCGTAATATGACAGGTGATATTGACTCTGCGAGAAAGTATCTTGAAGACTTACGAGATGCTGGTATGGAAAACACACAGGTTTTCAAAGATTTAGAGTCAGCTATAGGATATTTTGATGAGCATCCTATTCTAGCTAACCTAAGTCAGACAGCATTCGATGATGTTTATGAAGCAGCAGCAAATGTTCAAGTAGAAGTTTCTCAGTGTCAAAATGCTTTAGCAGAGATGGATCAACAAAGTTTTGATAACCTGAGTGCAAACTTTGGACAGTTAGAAGTTGGCGCAACATACACGAAAGATCAGTTAGCTCTTATAGCTGGCGAGGCAGGTCAAATAGGTACAGATACAGGTATAAATTACACAAGTGGGGTAGAAACAGGATTACAGAGTAAAGATTTAGGTGCAGAGGCAAGTAATCAAATAACTAATGCAGGCGCAGCAGCATCAGTTCAAGCACCTATCGCAGGAGCATCAGCAGCAGTCGCATACGCATCTGGAGCAGCTAATACCCTGACTTCTGATACAACAGTAGCCTCATCTGCACAGCAAAATATAGCGTCTGCAGGAGCTCAGGCAACGCCAGAGGCAACCAATCAAGGAAATAATGTAGGAAATACATTAATAACAGCATTAGTTGGATTGTTAATAGGGGATTACGGCTTGACTGCTGAAGCACTGACTGGTCTTGTTGTAAATGCAGGGTCAGAAGGAAATACAGAGGCAGCCACACAAGGAGAGCAGATAGGAACAACAACAGTAGAAGGTATTTCAAATGTAGTTGAATCTGATACGACAACGAGTGCCGCATTAAAGTCTAATGTAGAAAAAGCTACTTCTGAGGCAGGAAAAGACGCTGATACGAAAGGTAAGGGAATTGGTGAACTAATTATATCAGGTATATCAGGAGGACTTAATGCATCTGATGCAATAAATTCACTAATCAACAACGTAAAGGGTATATGTGGTAAAGTTATTTCTACAGCAAAAGAGGTATTAAAGATTCACTCACCATCAAGAGTATTTGAGGAGATGTTTGGGTATATTCCTGAAGGTGGTGCACTCGGTATTAAGGAAAACGCTGAGTCAGTTTATAAAGCAACAGAAGATATGTCAAAGGAACTTATTAGAAAGTTTGATATAGATTCAATAGATATATCTAAAGTATTAGATATATCTAGTGTAAGCGATGTAATGACAGAAGCGAGGGCAAAGATAACAGACTCTTTATCAGGCATAAACTCAAAGATTGGGGTATCCTCTGATATGTTAATTCAACCGAGATTTAAGCAGACTGAGTTACAAGCTATAACATCTCAAGGCGCAACAAACAGCACTTTAGAGCAGAAGTTGGCTAACCTTTCATCTAAGGTTGGATTGAATAAGGGTAGTGGACAAATGCAGGTTGCTGTATATCTTGATGCGACTAATAAGTTGGCAGACTTCGTAATTGATACAGTAAACGGACAAGTAGTTAAAGGAGGAATGTTCTAATGTTAACTCATCCATTTTTAACTTTTCCAGATACAGGGGTAAGAACGGGAATAAAGTCTGATGCACACTATATCCCGAATCCATCAACTTATTCAGTGCTGATGGCAGATATAGACCTTGATGATAAAAGATCCACAGGAGCAGTATTAAACAGAAACCGAATAAGGCAGAATGTTTATACTGTAAATTGTAGTTGGGAACGTCTAAGAGAGTCACAACTATACGATTTATTACAGGCTTGCCAAGCAGCAGAATTTCAGTTAACCTTTAGAGATCCTCTCAATATCACGAGTAGATATACTACAAAGGAGAGGATGTACGCTGACGCAAATAAAGAGGCAACCTTAGTTACTTGTGAAGATGATACAGAAGATTATTGGTCGATATCTCTATCATTCGTAGAATATTAAAGGGGTAGTTATATTATGTATAATATTTCCGAATTTTACAGAGAGAAAATAAATACCACGGAGAGGAATTGGCTAATCAAATGTGAAGTAAAAAGAAATCGCATCTCTCCATCAGTAGTGACTCTTGAAGGAGACGATTTAATATCTAATACCTTTAAGATAAGTGGTCAGTCATCTAATAGTTCGTCTTTTACTCTCGGAGGGGTATGCTCCACAAAGATAAATCTGACTTTAACTTATGAGGGAGTTGCGAAGATGAAGCAGTTCGATATGCTCCATCAGAGTTACTGTTTAGAGGTCAATGTGTGGTTAAAGACGGACGACCCAAATCAATCTGATACAGATTGGAGTAAGAATAAAGATGACTCTGAAAATACAACAGGAAAAGTGCCTTTTGGGTATTTCTATATTTATACTATAAAGAACGCCGACTATATTTGCGAGTTAGAATTGTATGATGCTATGTTAGCCTTTGATACAGATATAACAGCAGCTGATGCAATTTACTTATATCAAGGTGCAAAAAATATATCAGACTGGTTTGAATTTTTCTGCGAGAGTTGTACCACTTTGAATTATAAGTTGGTTGTAGCTGAAGGATTACACGACCGCATTATAAATAATGAAACTTTGTTTTATATAGGTGAAGATTCGACTCTTAAGACGTACAGAGAAGCTATCGGTTACCTATCGATATTGGCTGGTGGTTTTGCAGTAATCACGAGAAACGGCGAGTTAGATATTGTTGAATATAAAATATCAGCACAATTAAATATTCCCTCGAAATTTGTAGTCGATTATAAGGCAGACGATACACTATATAAGGTGGCGAGGATATCCACCTCGATAGCAGGTTTTGATTATACAGCGTATTCAAGTCACGCAGTTTTAGAGGATGAGGCAGCCGAGATATTCCTTGATGAAAACCCATTCTTAAGGGGTATCCAACCGATGGACGCAGAGTTCCTTGACGACAAGATAAAAGATATAATCAATAATATAATGTTGAATGTAGAAGATGTGTCTTTCTACGGTGGAAGTTTTAGTATAGTCGGAAGACCAGAATTAGATTGTGGAGATTGCTTAACTATAAATGTAGATACACTTGATAAGTCTACAGATACAGTTGTAACAAAGACTTATAATAATGTGTTGATATGCAGTAATATTTGGAGTTATCAAACATGGTCTGATCTGAAATGTAACAGTTACCTTAATGTAACTTCAAGGGGTAAATCTTCTTCGCAGTCAAAGAAGTCTAGCGGAGATGCTAAATCTAAAGCAGTAAACTCTATAAGTCACTTTATAGGTACAGAGTTAGTAGAATTACATTCAGGAGAGACTCTTAAAATATTCGATATAGTATTTACGAGTTTTGCATATATAAACTCAGCAGCCACAGTTACAATAACCTTAAGAGCTACTCAAGCAGGAGATATATCTTTCAGATTTGTATATGATGCAGACGATTATTGGACTAAACCTAAATATACTTTACACGAGGGGTATAATACATTATCCTTTACAATAGGCTTGAAGGCAAGCGATATAGATAGGCAGCACTCTCTCGGAGTTTATATCACTTCGATGGAATCTATTGTAAGTAATATAAGAAGTGAGATAAGCAGGAATTATGATAATATTATAGTCCTTGACAGAAGAGTAACAAACCTTGAAGATAAAACACCTAATCATGAAGATATAAATACTCAGGTTCTTTCACATACAGGGGTAGAACTTACTATTCAGCCTTTAGATTACCAGATACTGATAAATGCATCCGGTATTAACAACGGAGAGGAAGGTTGGACAGGAAGATATGACCTTGAAGATAGATTACCTAGAATCTCAGTTGGAACAAATAACCCTGTAGTTTATGAAGAAGTTGAAGATGAAGTATCAGTAGATTTAAATGTCTAGGAGGTATATAGATGAAACTTGAAGGAATAGCAACTATATCAATTAAAGACGCCAAGACAGGAAAAGTAAAATACGAGGTGACTGAGAAGAACATGATAACTAATGCAGTTGATAATGTTCTTAATGGGGCACTACAGTATTTGATGTCTACTTGGAATAATGGTTATGGAGGCACTTATAATTGGTCGCAAATATTTAATTTTCCTAATGGTTTTCTAAAAGACTTATTCGGAGGGGTATTAGTTTTCAGCGAAGCGATAGAGCAGGATGCAGACCATATAATACCTACAGAGGCAGAGATAAAGTCTTTTATTGGATGTGCCTGCCAAGACGCAAGTTTAGGTGGTGATATATTCAGAGGTGCATTAAATGAAGGCGAGACAATAATGGGCGAGGATTTTTGCACTTTTGTATGGGATTTTACGACAGCACAATCTAATGGTGAAGTAAAAGCCATATGTTTGACTTCTAACCTCGGAGGAGCCGTTGGGTTTCACCAGAATATAGCCCCGTCAAGTAATGGAGAGCACAACACTATAAGATCACCGAGGTTACTTAATAATATGTTTGTGAAAGGTCAGCACAGTAATTATACATGGGCACTCTCAAAGTTGAAATCTACGCAGACCAATAAAAGGGGTAGAATATTTCACAATAATAGATTGGGAGAAGTAAGAGCATCAACAGTAACCCACAGAGATATGACCGAGGCAATGAAAGATTTCTTTACCTTACTTAATACTAATGACAGAGGTAAAATAGATACATCAATAAACGATGAGACAATATCAATAACAGGGAGTTACTTAAATACATGGATTCCTGTTTTAGGAGATTGCGAGTATGCTTATGCATATGATGCATCAGTTGGGAATTATCTGCCTTATGTACAGGATTTTGTTATTCACAGAGTTGATCTTAACGGGGTAGAAACAGATTACACTCTTAACCTTGAGCCTCTTATAGAAAATGTAAGAGATTTCTTTGGAGTTACAACAGGTCTACCTACAATCGATATGATATCCTTTATAAAGAACGAGCAGATATATTTTACGACTCAGTGGTTAAATAATGATACAGGAGCCAACCGTGTAAGAGTATATAGAATGAATCTGAGTGATTCTTCAGGTGCCTACGAAATAGGCGAGACAGTTGTTACATCTCAATTTATATCTCTTATGAATGTAGGCACAACTCATTTTAACGCAATGGATGTGAGTCCGTGGGAGTTTTGTAGTCTTGATGACTCAAGTTATATAAGTTTTAAATACAATAATGTAACCAATAAGAAGTTTTATCTGATAGATGATAACGACCTTACAATCGACCCGAGTTATCCTACGATATCATGGGGAGACAGTTTTGTTAGAGAAGGATTCTCCAACTTAAAGAAGATGGATTATTGTAAGGCACCGTGGTTAGGGTGCGATGTTTCAGGAGCTTTAGCAAAGAGCACGGGTAGTCAAACATATCTCGGAAATATTGTTTTATTTACACCATATCTTGCATCAATAAACAATATAAGTCGAGTAGTTGAAAAGACGGCAGCTGATACAATGAAAATTGTATACACTATAAGAAAGGCAAATTAAGGAGGTATAATTATGACAGTGCGAGATGTGGAACTATTGACAGCGAAAGGCGTTGTGGCTACTGTAGGTGGCTATATCGTAACGGCATTAGGTGGTGCAGATGACCTATTGCAGTTACTGATATGTTTAGTTATAGCAGACTTAGTTACGGGATTCTTAAAAGGTGTAGTAAACAAGAATCTATCATCTGCAGTAATGTTTAAAGGTTTACTGAAAAAGTCACTGATATTTGTAGTCATTACAGTCGCCGTAAGATTTGATGAGGCATTGGCTACATTTATTAAAGAGCCACTACAACTATTCGGTGTAGATATTTATGTAAGATTATTATTTATCTCATACTTTATACTTGAAGAGTTATTAAGTTTATTAGAAAATCTCGGAGAGCTTGGTGTGCCACTACCTAAGTGGTTGATTGGTATATTAGCGCAGGTGGAGGGTACATTAAGTGGAACAACAACCCCAACATTTATAGCTGATTTTTTCCGAGATAAATTTGGAATAGATGTAGATAAGCTGCAAGATAATAAAGCAGATGACAAGCAAAAACCAAATACAGGGGTATCAGATTCTGAAGATTCAAAAGATAAAGACAGCATAGAAGATTTTCTATAATAGTTTTGCTATATAGTTTGCCATTCTATATAGACCTCCGAAAGACGGGGATACTTTACGAGAGTAAGGTATTCCCGTTTTTCTAATATTTTATATCTTTTTATAAGGCGTTTTCTGTCGATGTAATCCCGAAATAATTTTTATAACTTGCAGGGGTATATGCCAAAAAATAAATTTTATAAGATGAATAAAGTTTTTATAAGGTGTTACTCCACGAGCTGATCTGAAAATAATTCTTATAACTTTCGGGGAAATATTACTTAAAAAACTAATTAGTGAGATGAAAAAAGTTTTTATAAGGTGTTTCTCCAAAGCATGAGCCCGAAATAATTATTACAGCCGAGGAAAATAGAAACTTTTTTAGGAGGTATAAATATGAAAACTTTAATGAGAGAAGCAATAGGAAATACATTAAATATAACCGAGAGAGAAGACGGCAGTATATACACTTTAGAGTTTGTAAGAGATGTGTATAAGAATAAAGCCTTAAGAAAGATGGAATTATATGATAAGTTAGAGATAGTTCAAGAGATACAAATAAATAATAAGTGGTTTGTTTTAGGACTGAGATTACATTTAGTAGAAGGCAGACCGTTTATGATAGAGAAGCACTTATTTAACAGCAATGTAGAAGAAGTTAAAGAGTCAAATATAACAAGGGCACTATTTAAGGCAATAGATATTTATGTAAATGTTTTAGCAAAAGATATAAAATTAACCTACCCAACCACATATCACGAGCAACCAGACGACCAAATAAGATTATTATATGACTCAGCAAATTTAGTTAAAGGATTAACGAGTTTAGGTAACATAGATACTAATTCATATTTCTTTCAGAAATATGCAGCATAATTAAAAGGAGGATAAAGTTATGTTTAAGAGTTTACAAATTAAGTTATTAGAAGCAGAGACAAAGTTATTTGAGATAGGTATAGCAGTCCTTGACCAGATACCAGATATTGAATTAGAGGAAAGCGAGCCTATTAAGACAGTTGAAGTAAATGCTTATGTACCTACGAGAGCAATGTCACAAAAGCGGTTCTTCAATCTGAGGGGTAGTGATACCGAGAGAAGACTCGCAGGCTTAACACAGCGTCACGGAAACAATTTTAATATTTATTAAGGAGGTCTATTATGTTAATGAGTTTTACAGAAGAAAGTAAAAAGATTGCTATAAGAAAGCAAATGAATTTAGTAAGTGTTGATGAGTTATTATCCGAATGTGATAATGGAGCACTTGAAGCAGTAGAAGAGAAAAGAGAAGATGCTTTTCAGCAGTTGATGACAGCAGTATTAAATAAGGGAGGAAAATAAAATGAAGGCAGAGACAAAGGATATAAAGAGAATCTTAAAGGAAGCTTTTGAGACAGAGGTAAATAAAGAAGAGGTATTAGTTGATGACCTCGTAACCTCTAGCAGAGAGATAGAGAAGTTTTATTCAAACATACTGGGTAGTTATAAATACGGAGATATAGTTTCACTCGATGAAATTGAAGACTATGTAAAGAATCATCATGAAGAGGCAGCGATGTTAATAGTAAAACTTATAGGGTATAAGTTGATATCGGACGGAACTATATTATCTACAATGAATCTTATCAGAGATCTCACTAAGGAAGGTGAAGAAGAAGGAATTGATAAGCAGTTACAATTTAACGAGTCACTATTAAATAATTAAGGGAGGATAAAGCAATGAAGAAAGAAAGAATAATCGTTAAGAGAAGAGTAAATACCACAAATACAATACTTGAAGTTATTAACTCAAGGGCAAAGAGAGCAGGAAGATTTGATGAGAAGACCAACTGCTATAATCAGGCGACTTTTGACTTCGGAAGTAAGAAGTATTTAGTCCTCGCAGACGGCAGGATTTTTGAGGCAGAAATAGGAGAGCAATATAAGTTAGCAAAAATAAACTGGGTTAAGTCAGGGGTTTATCCGGAGATAGATATCAACGGATGCAGAATCAAAACTTACCATTTAGTTTTGACAGCACTTAATCCAGACTTTTATGACCAATATATGTCTGATGGAGGGTTAGTAGTAAATCATTTAGTAGTCGAATATAAGCCGAGACAGCACGATTTCTATAAGTCGGTTGCCTCACCTGTAAGAGAATATGCTTCTGCACCAGAGTGTTTAGAGCTGATAACCAGCGGAGAGAATATAAAGCACGGTAAATTCGTTGATAAATATAACTTGTATGGAATTCTGATACACGCAAATGAGATAGACAAGTTGCAGAACTTCATTAACAATCTGATGAAGAAGTTCGGAGTTATACCTGCAGATCAAATGAGTAGTTTTATTCTCAGGGAAATCAAATCTTGGGGTATCACTGAAAAGCGTGATTACAGAGAAGCGATAGCATAGCGATATACAAATAACATCATTGTTCTATATTTATGGCGGGGAAGAGAGGATAGTTTTACTATCCTCTTTTCCTTTTGTAATATAGAAATAACACTATTAAGATTTTAGTTAAGACGATTTATGTCAATCCATAGAATTAAGAAAACGCATATATGTAGTAATTAGAGATAACTTAAATAATTTTTGATATTTCTCGTAAGAAAGACTTGACAAACTAAATATAGAATGCTATAATTCAATCAATCGGGGATGAAATAAATGGAGAGGTGTAATATTCCATCTTCATCCCGAGTATCGTAGTATTAAATATAATCTCCCATCGGATTTTGCAATATAAATATTTAGGACAAAAGTTATACTCACTTAAAAAGATAACCTTTGAAATTTTCGTATATAGACGGTTATCTCCCGCTCCGAGGAGCGTGTTACCCCTTTAATATTAAGGGGAGTTTCCCAATCTGAAGGTTTTGTCCTACAGTAGACGGAAATACCGATGAATATTAAGGAGTTTTCCTAATGCCAGATATAGAAAGAATAATTGACTTTTTACGCCGAGAGAAATCCTGTTTACAAGCTCGAGAGAATCATTGCTCGATGGATTGTAAAAAGTGTTTTTTATATACGGACGCCCCTGCGAGGATCTCTCTATACGAGGATATAATAAAGGTATTAGTAAATATTCCCGACTAATATAGGATTTGTTAAGGTCATATAAAGGAGTTTGTTTATGAAATATTCAGAGAGTAATAAACCTATAAGTTGTATAATGACTAACTCGACCTGCTATAAGGCTCATCAAAGCTTTGCTCCAAGGGGTATCCTTATCCACTCCACAGGAGCTAATAACCCATACATAAAGAGATATGTACAGCCCTCAGATGACGACCCAGATAAGGATCGTCTTTTATCAGTTTTAGGAGTAAATTCAAATCATAATGATTGGAATCATATATACCGAGAGGCAGGAGTCCACGCCTTTATAGGTAAATTAGCCAACGAGGAGATTGCAACTGTAGAGGCGATACCTTATAATATAAAGCCGTGGGGTTGTGGATCAGGAAAAAGGGGTAGTTGTAACGAAGGCTGGTTACAATTTGAGATATGTGAAGACAGCCTTAACGATAATGTATATTTTAACAAGATATACAATGAGATGATAGAATACATCTCCTACCTCTGTGTTAAGTTTAATCTTAACCCTGAAGGTTTTGTAAATATGAGTGGAGTTAATGTACCTGTGATAACTTGTCATGCTGAAGCGAGTCAGTTGGGGTATGCATCTAATCATGCTGATATACTGCACTGGTTCCCTAAGTTCGGCAAATCCATGGCGAATATTAGAGAAGATGTAAAAGCTTTAATCTCTCAAGGGGTAGTAATAACTCCAGATAACAAGGGAGAGGCTAAAGAGGAGCCCGCCGAGAGTGTTGAAATGAACGAGTCTAATCAATCTAGTAAGCAAGAGGAAACATCCTCACAATCTCAGGCTACCGCCAGTTCGCCAATTCCTATGCCTAATACTGAAAGATATATTTGGGATATCTTGATGAAGGTATTTGATAATGAATATGCAGTAGCAGGAATAGAAGGCAACTTAAAGGCAGAGTCAAATCTCCGCTCCAATAATTTACAAAATAGTTATGAGAGCAAATTAGGTATGACAGATGAAGAGTATACCGCTGGCGTAGACAGCGGTCTTTATAATAACTTTGTAAGGGACTCTGCAGGTTATGGATTAGCGCAATGGACATATTGGAGTAGAAAGCAAGGTCTTTTGGAAAGGGCGAAAGCTCAAGGGGTATCCATCTCAGATATAAGTATGCAGTTATCTTATCTTATTGATGAGATAAAAGCAAATAAGAGTTTATTTAATGAACTCCGAGATGTGTCAACAGTGGGGCGAGCTTCCTATCTTATCTTAACTCAGTATGAGAAGCCAGCAGATCAAGGAAAAAACCAGCAGTTAAAAAGAGAGAAGTTAAGTCTTTATTTCTATAACGAGTTTAGTTCCAAAAAACCCAGCGAAGTAGTTAAAGAAACCCAACCTACGGGCGAAGTTAGATTTAGGGCAGGTGACAAGGTTAAATTAACTAATGAACCTGCCTACGCCAGCAGCCAAGATAAAACCAGATATTCTTCCAAATCTGGGGTATTTTATCTCTGGGACGACAAAGTTATAAACCGACGAATTAAGATAACAACAAAGAAGGAGTTCGTTGGTATAAGAGGAAAAGTTACTTGTTGGGTAGCAATAAATAACTTATAGGAGGAAATATAATGATTAAGTGTGAAGGAAAGACGATAGAACAGCATAAGAATGAATCTCAACCTTATGACGTTTGTGAAGTATCACTGAAGGCAGACACTCAGGCAGAGGTAATATCGATGGGAGCTATCGCATCAGGGGTAGAATTCCTTGAAGATGGAACTCATCTTTCGATGGGTTCGACATGTCTGTGTGCAAACTGCGACTTCGGGGTATTAAAAAGTGATGGCAGTTGGGAATTCTAATATAGCGAGGGAGGTATAGAGATGCCAAGATTAACCGCTGAAGAAGCATTAGGAGCTGCCAGAAAATATACAAAGCAAACGGCAGCAGGTATGGGCGCACTTAAAGGTGCACCTTGCCAGATAAAGAGTATTGTATATGACGCAGAGTTAGGCACGAATACCGTCACATTTTTATGGGAAGATAAAAATGG